AGGATAAAAAATTTATCTTATCAGTTATAAAACAGTCTAGTGTTAAAAATCTTAATGAATTATTTAAAATTAAAGAAGATGGAGAATCAATCATATACTCTTTAATACAACAGAAATTTATTTCACCTTTCTTTTTTGCTTTTATTAAGCAAAAGAATGTATTGACAGATGAAAAAGAAAATGTTATATTAACAGACATATATGAAAGATTCATAAAAATAATACAAATAATAACAAAAACGCTTAGAGGAGGGTTCAATGAACAAAAGAAAATTTGCAATTGACTGGACAAAGAGTACAGAAAAAATTAAAGAACAAAATGCACCAAAAAAGAACTGGAAGGATGAAAGACTTTATTATCCTCAAATTAAAGATAACGGAACAGCAGAAGCTATTATACGTTTTCTACCTTCAAAGGATACAGATATTCCTTTCGTAAAGACTTATAATCATGCTTTTGATGGTCCTGGTGGATGGTATATTAATGAATGTCCTACTACTATTGCACAAGAATGTCCAACTTGTAAAGCTAATACAGAATTGTGGAATTCTGATCCAGATACAGTAAGAAGAAGATCAAGAAAAACTAATTATTATACTAATATTTTGGTTGTAAAAGACCCACAAAATCCTGAGAATGAAGGAAAAGTATTTCTTTTCAAATATGGAAAAACAATTCATGAAAAGATTATGTCTAAGATTTCTCCAGAAGAAGGTGGAATTGATGAACCTGTAATGGTGTTTGATTATTATGATGGTGCTAACTTTAAGTTTAAAATTAAAACTCAAAAAGTTAATAACACAAATATGCCTAACTATGATTTGTCTGTTTTTGATAATCCATCTCCAGTTGGAACTGATGAAGAAATCGAAAAAATTCATGGTATGCTTTATAGTCTTACTGAATTTACAGGCAAAGATAGATTTAAATCATATAATGATCTAAAAGAAAGATTTGAAAAAGTAACAGGTAAAATAATAATCCCTGTTACAAATGCTCCAACTACGGCACCAACATCAACACCACAAACTGTAACAACTCCTGCGGCTAGTGGTGAGAAAACAGTTTTTGATGGTGATGATGAAACATTCTTTAATGATTTGCAAAATGGTTAATTTTTAGGGTTCGGGGGAATTTCTTCCCCCGAATACTATTATGAATTTTAATAAATATATCCATAATGAATTTGCTTTAGAACGTCAACTTAAAATTATTTTATCAGTACATTTTTCAAATGTATTTGAAAAGTCTGATTATTATAATTTTAGATGTAATGTTTGTGGTGATTCTAAAAAATCTAGAACTAAAAAAAGAGGATATATTCTTAAAAGAAAAAAACCTTGGATGTATTATTGTCACAATTGTAATTATGAAACAACTGTTGAAAAATGGATGAAAGAATATTTTCCTAGTTATTATAAAGACTATTTAAAAGAAATTTTAAGTGAAGTTAATAAAGATATTATTATTAAAAATCCTGAAATTAGAATTAAAAGTAATAAATCTCAAGATGAAGAAAAAAAGAATACTAAATTCTTTGTTCCTATTTTAAAAGGCAAAGGTGAGATATTTGATATAGCCAAACAATTTTGTTATAATAGATTAATACCAGAATCTATATGGCACAAATGGTTTGTAGCAACTGACGAAATGTATCGAAACAGAATCATTATTCCTTTTTATGATGATAATAATAAAATTTATTATTATCAAGGAAGAAGTCTTTATGATTATATGATTCCTAAATATTTATCAAGAAAAGACGCAAGTGGAAATTTTAATACTATATATAACTTTTATAACATTGATAAAACTAAACCTGTTATAATACTAGAAGGTCCAATTGATAGTCTTTTTATTAATAACGCCGTAGCAATTACTGGTTTAAAAATAAAAGATGAAAAACTTCAAAAAAACTTGAATTCTATACCAAGAAGATATTATCTTTTAGATAGCGATGAAGATGCCTGTAGAAAAAATATACAGTTATTGAAAAATGGAGAATATATTTTTATATGGGATAAATTTCTTAAAGCAAATAATTATCCAATGGTTAAAGATATAAATGAACTAGTTATAATAATACAAAAGAAAGATCAATTTAGTTTTGAAGAATTAGAACCATTTTTTACAAATAAACTATATGATAAAATATATTTTATGTAAAAGGAGATATTATGACACATATAAGTAAAAATGTTAGCGTATATACTGAAGTTGATCCTTATGATGTTTTAGATGAATTAAATGCAGATGATATAATTGATTATTTAACTGATGAAAGAGATATGACAATTAATTTATCATCTAAAATAAATTATTCAAATATAAATTATGAAGAACTAGCCTATGCTTATTATCATGGAGATTTTAATCTTGAAAAATTTTTAGAGATGTTAGAGTATAAAAGGGGGTAAAATGTTTTGGTTAGCATTTTCGTTTAAATTGAGTAAAAATTATGCACTAGACTTTTGTAGTGGTAATTTTTATAGAAGATGGAAAGACGGAATTGATTTTGTAGATTTTAATATTGTGTTAGAATTATATAAAAGAGATCATAATCCACAATTTAGAATATTTTTTTCTATTTTAAATCTAAATCTTATAGATTTTATAATTTATAATGTTAATCATTTACCCGAGGTAACTTTTGAATAAAACAACGTCTAAATTAATAAAATTATTTGATAATGTTAAAATAAAAAATAGATATCAACAACTAGATGTATTGCTCAAATGGACAACCAGATCAGAGCAAAATGAAATTGGTAGAAGACTAGATGAAATTAAAAATTCTAAAACTAAAGCTCTGATGATGAATATGTAAGAGCGTGGGCTTTCATAAAATTAGGAAATTATAAGGATTTGGATAGATTTTTATAAAGGATAATTAAATGTATATAGTAGGAATAGATTACTCCATGAATTCACCTGGAGTTGTAAAATTATATCTTGATGATGTTTTAGAAGTAATCGAAGTAAATTATTTAGGATTTTCTAGTGTTAAGAAAGTAGCCGATGTAAATCCTAATATAACATTTTATCATGCTAAGAATTCTTTTAAAAATAATTTTGAGAAATGTATTTGGATGCGTGATAATATATTTTCTTATTTTATGGATGATCTTATTCTACCAGATTTTATAGCAATTGAAGGTTATGCTTTTAATGCTCAAGGAATAGTCTTTGATATAGCTGAATCAACTATGTGTACTAAATTAAAAATATATGAATCAAATATTCCTTTAAGAATCTATGATCCTAATTCTATTAAGAAATTTGCGACTAGTCATGGCAATTCGGGTAAAGTTGAAATGGTTGAAGCTTTTGATAAATATACAGGAATGAAACCAGACTATAGCAAATTGCCCGAATTAAATCCTCCAAAAGAAGATTTAGTGGATGCTTTTTGGACAGCTAAACTTTTACAAATAGAACTTAAATTACGACATGGTTTAATTGATTTGAAAGATTTACCTTTATATCAAATTGAAATATTTAATCGAGTTACGAAAAAAAATAAAGAAAATTTACTAGTTCAACCATTTGTACAAAAGGATTAATTATGGCAATGTTACCTAATAAATATAATTCAAATATGGGATTAAAATATGCTCCTTATATATCAATGTTAAATACTAAAACTAAAATAGGACAAAACTATTATAGTGTAAAATATCAAGATAAAACATTTGATGTAGAAATTAAAAATAAAAATTTAGGTATATATCTTAAAAAGAAAAATACTAAAAAGAAAAAAATTGTTCTTAATATTAATCACGATGATAACGGTATTAGACAATTGTGTAGATTTATATTAGGATTGACAACCGAAGGATATGTTAGACCGTTTCCAATAATTCCAAAGACTAGAAAATTAAATGCTAGTTTTTCTCTTGAAGTAGCGCAAGATATTAAAAGTATGGCTGGTATATATATAAAGAAACAAAATGAAGGAGCAAGGAACTAAATGAATAGTCTATTAGAATTATTTGGAGAAGACATATCATCATTACAACTTCCAGAAAAAGTTCTTATTATGGATTTACATAATCTAGCTTATAGATGTGTATTTTCTGCTATTCATGTAAGTCCTGAAGATGGAGAGAATTTTTATCTATGGAAACATATGATGATTAATTCTATTTTTAATACTATTAAAAAATTTAAACCTAATAAAGTAATACTAGCCGCAGATAAGAAAGGTAATTGGAGATATAATATCTACGCTCAATATAAATCAAATCGAAAGGAATTTAGAGAAAATTCAAAAATTAACTTTGATAAATTTTTACCAATATTCAATGATTTTATAGAAGATATTAAAAATACATTTACAAAATTATATGTTTTAAATATTGAAAAATGTGAGGCTGATGATATCATTGCTATACTTTCTAAGGAAACATTTAAGAATAAAGAAGTTATAATTGTATCTAGTGATAAAGATATGAATCAATTATTAAGTAATAGAAAAATTAAACAATTTGATGCTATGAATAATAAATTCATTGAATGTTTAAATCCTAAAAAAGATTTAGATATCAAGATATTAGTTGGTGATAAAGGAGATACTATTCCTTCGGTTAAGAAAAAAGTAGGAGTTAAAACTGCTGAGAAAATATTAAACGAGGGACTTGATACTTTTCTTAATAAACCCGAAAATAAAGAAATTAAAACTAATTGGGAACGAAATAAAATTCTTATAGATTTTAATTTTATACCAGAAGATATCAAAAAAAGTATTATAAATACATACAACGAATATCAATTAAATGATATTCAAAGTTCTAAATTAATGACATTTTTTATTAAAAATAAAATGAATAAGCTCATGTCAGAATGGCAATTAATGAGTCCAATTTTTAAGGAATTGAATTGAATGTTATATAATAAGGATAAATGTTTTTCTCAAGGTGAATATCGACTAGAAAACCCTAACAAATATATAGGAAAAGGATTACCGATTTATAGAAGTTCTTGGGAAAGAAGATGGATGTATTGGGCTGATAATAATAAAAATATTATTAAATGGTGTAGTGAATGTATAGGTATAAAATATTATTATCCAATAGATCAAAGAATACATACATATTTTCCAGATATGTATATTGAAGTTTTAAATAATACTAGAACTATTGAAAAATATATTGTTGAAATTAAACCTAAAAAAGAATTATCCCTACCTAAAAAACCTAAAAACAAAAATGCAAAAGCCAACAAAAGATATTTAATTGAATCGGCTGAATATGTTAAGAATACACAAAAATGGGAAGCGGCAAAAAAATATTGTAAAGAAAGAGATTTGACATTTAAAATATTAACGGAAGATGAACTTTTTTAAAGGGATGTGATATGGAAAAGAATTTTTTCAAAACTGATGCGGCGTTTGAAAATTGGAAAAAGAATTACCAATTTCAAAACGAAACTCCACTTGAAACATTTAAAAGAGTAGCAAAAACTCTATCTTCGATAGAAAAAAATCCTGCTGAATGGGAAGATATATTTTTAAAGACTTTAGTAAAATTTAATTCAGAAGGAAATCCTATAGGATTAAAATGTACAACAGGTGGAAGAATAACAGCAAATATAGGAACTACATTTAATAATGCTACTCTTATGAATTGCTTTATAAATGGTCCTGTTAAAAATGCTGAACTTAAATATATCAGAAGTAATGAAGACAAAAGCATTCAATATGAAGTCAATATTAAAACTCCTGAAACACCAGATGATCTTGTTAATATTTTCTTAACAATAATGGAACAAGCTAAAACATTAGCCTCTGAGGGAGGATATGGTATAGATTTTTCTTGGATACGTCCAAGAGGAAGTATTATCAAAGGAACGGGAATTCAACATCCTGGGGTTATATCTTATATGAAAATATGGGATTCTGTGGCTGAATGTATAGTTAAAGGAAACAATGATGGATATACAGATAAACTTAAAAATTATTTTAAAGATGAAGAATTTGAACAATTAAAATCTACACTTAAAAAACAAACTAGAAAAGGTGCAATGTTATCAGTGTTGCGTTGTGATCATCCAGATATTGAAGAATATATAAAAGCAAAACAAGAATCTGGTAATCTTACTAAATTTAATATGAGTGTGGGTATTACAGATGAATTTATGATTGCATTAGAAAAAGACGAAATGTTTAATTTAAAATTTAATAAGAAAATATACAAACAAGTTAAGGCTAGAGATTTATATGATCTTATTATGCAATCTGCTTATAATCGTGGAGAACCAGGAGTTATCTTTCTTGATAATGCTATGAAAAATAATCCTATTTCTTATGTAGGAAAAATAACAGCAACTAACCCGTGTGGAGAAATTGGTGGAGTTGGAGATTTAACAACTGTATGTTTATTAGGCTCTTTAAATTTAACTCAATATGTAGAATTAAATTCTGAAAAGAAACCATATTTTGATTGGGAACAATATAAAATAGATATTAAAAATTTTACTAGAATGTTAGATAATGTTTGCGATCTTACAAAACTACCTTTACCATCATATGAAGTAGCTGTTAAAAATTATAGACAATTTGGAATGGGTATCAATGGACTAGGCTCAACAATGTTAATGTTAGATATTCCATATAATTCTAAAGAAGCTTTAGAATTTGTAAAACTTATATGTTCTATTAAAGAAAATCTCACATGGAAAACATCAGCATTATTAGCTAAAGAAAAAGGATGTTTTCCAATATATGATAAAAACAAATTTACTAATACTGAATATTTTAAATCAGATAGAATAACAGAAGAAACTAAAGAAATAATTAAAAAATATGGTGTACGAAATGCAAAAACTACAACTGCTCCACCTTTAGGAAATAGTTCTATTCTTTCTGATAATTGTTCTAATGGAATCGAACCTATTTATTCTTTAGAAGTAGAAAGAAAAATTGTATGTAATTGCTGGCCTGAAGATTTGACAAAAGATAATATAAAAATTTTTCTTAAAGAAATAAAGAAAAAAGATTATATTTATTGGGAAGGTGAATATAAAAATAGAAAATTTTATTATGAACCTTATAATAGAGGATTGTGCGAAGT